TAACGCTTTCTCGTAGCTTGGTCTGTACTGTGGTATCTACTGCGCCAGTGCCAGCGGGTGTATAGGTGACAAGATTAGATGTTGTAGCACCTACATCTAATGCTCTTTGCTCTGCAACTTCAATACTTGCGTTTGAAGGAGGGGCTTCTGTAAATGTAAGAGTTGTACTACTAACGCTATAAGTATTGTTTTCTTGATATACGCCGTCAATATAAATTGTAAGTACTTCAGAAGAAGTAGGAGCAGCAGATAGAGTAAAAGCAGTAGTAGTGCCGTCACCTGTAAATTGCTGGTAAGTAATAGCACCTATTAAACTTTGATCTAACTCTTCAATAGCAGCTTGTACATCTGTTGCTGTAATAGTACCAGCAGGAGTAAAAGTAACGTCTTCGGCAGTTGAAACAGGATCTACAAAGCTAACATCGTAATCTGTATTAGAAGCTTTAGAAAGAACTTGTCCTGTTGTACCGCCAGAAGGAACACCACCTAAAACTGAAGAAGCGCCTGAGAAGTCTACTACTCCTGTCGCTGTTAGGTTAGCAGTTGTGGTTGTACCAGTAAAAGAAGGATTAGCTAAGTCTGCTTTAGTTGCAATAGCGGTAGCAATATTGTCAAACTCTGTTTCAAATTCTGCACCACGAATAATTTTGCCAGAATCGCCTGAAGGCAAAGTATCTTTTGCAGCAAAGTCTGTAGTTTTAGTATAGTTTGACATTTAATTTTCCTATTGCAGAAAAAGAAAAGAAAGGAAAAGGGGCCATTGCTGACCCCCTATTGGACTTACGCGTCGTAGACAGCAAGTACAAGACCAGCTTCAGGACGGTATACCTGAACGCCGTAGAGAGTGTCAGCAGTGTACAGAGTTGAGAGGTACTCCTGCTTGTACTGAGTCTGTGAACGTACAGACATCTGCTCTGCGTGGACAATTGCGTCCTTCTGCATGAGGATACAACCACGTACATTGGTCTCAAGAGTTGGGCAGTTAGATGAAACGTAAACGTCTACACCGTAAAGGTTGCCGATAAGACCAGTGTTAACAGTCTGTCCTGATACGAAGTCAGAAGACGAGAACCGCTCAGTACCCATGATGGTGTTACGTACTACTGGAGGAACAATAATGCAACGTCCGTCCATTGGTACGTCAGCGTCATCAAGAAGCTGAATAGCTTGACGGAAACCAGCATCGGTGAAGTTATCACCAGCAGCTACGTCATGTGCGCCACCGTTAGCATCAAACAAACTTAGTGGAGTACCGCCTGTTGCTGCAGCATCAAAAAAGTAGCTGTTACTGTTTTCCCAGTCAGCGCCAGAAGGAGCAGCAAGGTCAAGAGTACCGTCACCAAAGCCAGTAGCAGCATTCATAAGGTCAGTATCAACCTTAAGTGCCAACTGATAACCAGCGTCTTCAGTGTAGAACTGACGGAGGCTGTTGAGTGCTTGTACTTCTACGATGTCTTCGATGAAACGTGAGTACTCGAAGTGACGATCAACAACGATCTGCAATTCACCTTCTACGTTAGCCTGAATGTTAACAGCAGTGTCAGCAACTTTAGCAGAAGCTGCACCACGGATAGGCTTAGGTACGTGAATTGTATCGCCTTTCTTACCTGTCATTGGCAGCTTTTTAACAAGAGGAGCCATCTTCAGGTTCTTTTGATAAGCAGCAATTACTTCGTCACTCCAGATTTCTGGAATAAAAGTAGCTGCCGCTGTTTTGTTGACGATACTTCCACCGCCAACCGTACCGGGATAAGTTTGAGTAGCCATTATAATCTCCTTAGATTATTTTACGCGACCCTCCGCATACGCTGCCATGATCTCATCGGCTAATGCAGTATAACGGTCTGGGTCTGTTCTCATAAGTTTAATAATATCGGCCCGTCGATATACCTTCTTCCGCGTCCCTTCGTTACTGCCTCGTGCGTTGCCTGTATTAGCTGCCTTGAGTTGTTGCTTACGCCCTTGTTTTTCAACATCAGCGGTCTGCTGTACTACTTGCTTCCGTTCTTTCCAGAGTGAGAAGAGTTCGTCAGCAGAGTCAGCATCGTACCCTTGGTCAGCGGCTACAAACAATTGAGTTCTAATCTTAGAAGCTTTAATCCACTCAGCAAACTTGGGATCAGCTAGGATCTCTTGCATGTCTGGGTGTTTATTATTAAGCGTAGCCAATGCAGCTTGTTGCTTATACTGCGATGAGTACTGTTCTGCTTCTTTTATCTTAGGATGATTTTCAATTGCACGATTAACAGCACCTTGTGGATCAGTGAAGTAATCTATATCTTCTTCAGGCTCAACAGTTTGTTGAGGTGCTTGAGTTGGTGTTTGACTAGCAATGTAGTCGTCTACCACTTTACGAAGTTCGCCTACTTCGCCTGACTGACGACCTAAAAGCTTTTCAGCTTCTTGGTGCATCTGTACGACTTCTTCCAGTGACTTACCTCGATACTTTTCTGGAATAGTAGGTTGCTCTTGAGGTTGTTCAGCTTGTACTTCTTGGTCTTCAAACTGAGTCTCTACTGCTTCTTCGTTTATATCGTCCACATTATCCATTTCTGGTTGTGGGTCAACTAGTGTCGCTCTTGACATTATTAATCTCCGTGATTATAATCATTATGGAGTTATTGTTTACTACCTGCTTTTTCGTGTTCTCGTACCCATTTCATATGAGCGCCGGGGAATGAACCATCGGAGCCATTTAGGTGAAAAGACGGGGCAGATACCATCCTTGTAGAGTTAGCACCACAACCGCACCTACTGGTTGTAACGGTAGACTCTACAAATTCTTCTGTGATGTGACCATTGTCACACCTAAAATCATATACTTTATACATAGATTTCTTCTTGTTCTTCAGCTTCAGCTTGCTCCCTAGTAGCTTTTATAGTTGCTTCTAGGTTTAGTATTGTTGCAAAAGCAGCTAACTGACCTTTACGAAAGAAGAGTTCTTCTACATCTTTAACAGTCTGTACATCAGACAATTGTTGGGTAGTTACAGAGATTTCTTCTAAGAGTTGTTTGAAGCCTTCGTTGTTGAATAATACGTTAAAATTATTAAAATAAGTTTCAAGCTCTGGTGACATAGTATCTCTTATTATATTATATAGTTATATTATAACATATTTTTATGCGTTTGTCAAGCATTTCTTGTAGTTTTTCTTCTACGTCCTGATGCTGTGACTGCATGTTTAATTGGTTTGGGGCCTGTCTTACGTCTTGCTGACGAAGCCTTTTCAGCTTTAGTCATCTTAGCTGCTACTGCTTTAGGTCTACAAGAAGGATAGGGACGCTTAGACTTAGTAGCAGACTTACGACCACAAGGTTTACCTGTTTTAACGTCAACCCATTCTTCTGCAAACCACTTAGTCAACCCCTTTTTAGGACGACTGGCTCCGCCTGTCTGACGTTTTCTAGGCATAAGTACCACCGCGTTTTTTGTACTCACGGGTCAACCATGCTGAACCATACGCACTAGGCCAAACATCAAACTTACGTTTAGCCTCTGCTTTGACCCTAGCGTACAACGCCTTGTTTTTAGGTGTAGGCCCTGATTTTTTCTTAGGGCGACTTGCGCCGCCCGTTCGAGTTTTACGTGGCATTATCTACCCCTTCGGCTTCCTGTACCTCTACTTCGCTTTACAGGCATGGCTTTCTTTTTCTTTTTAGGTGGGCGTCCTACTTTACTTCCATATGTTCCCGGTCCCATTGGCATAGTTATCTCCTTACCATTTTTTACACGACCAGTATCGTGCTGTTAGTTTACTAGGTGGGTTTGTGTCACACTTGTGACGCGCTCTAAAGGACTTACGTCTTGCTGGTTGGTCTTTCTTAATAGTCATCTTAGCGTCACCAAAACGAATAGTCTTAGTCTTATCGCCTTCTTTTGCTACTACTACAAACTTCTTAGTAGGATGGTTAGGCGTCCGCTTTGGTTTGTTGTACCCGCTTACCCCTGCCCGTGCTAGTTTTGGATCCTTGGACTTTGGCATTACTGAGTTCCTCCACCTTGGCTTCCAACTGGTCCAGTCGCTCGAACGTTCCCTTGAAGTGGTTGTTGACTTGGTCTAGCAGGGACTGCATTTCTTTCTGTGTTATTAGCATTAGTTTTACCTTCTATTTGCTTTTCCTTGAGGAGAGCATCAGCAACGCGCATACGTCGCTCAAACTCTTTATCTTCTTGATCACCTTCTTTAAGGTTTCGGGTGATAGCATTTATCTTGTCAATCTGTAGCTCTTGCGGTACGGCAGCAGCTTCAGCAGCTAACTTAGTAGCTCGTGCTTGTGACTCTTGAGCCTGAGCAGCAAGTGCCGCTGTCTGTGACTGCTGGAACTGTAGTTGTGATTGCTGTGCTGCCTGAGCCATTTGCTGCGCTTCTGGGTTAGGCTGCATAGCTTGTTGCATAGCCGCAATAAGTTCTTCACGGTTAGACAAATTCATGTTGTCAATAATGCTTTGGATCAACGTGTTGTACAACGGTGAATCTTTTTGCATAGTCTGTAGTAGTTGTACAAGCTGAGTTACTTCGTATTCACGAGCAATAATACCAAGCGTACTGCTTGCATTAAACTTGTAGTCAGCTACAGGGTAGTTCTCAGGATCAAACTGCATGTAACGATAAGCTGACTTTTTAACGAATGGAATTAAAAATGACTGTTGGAAGTTAATTAGTGTCCGCTTGTGACGTTTAATAATAGCGCCAAGAGACATACTAATACCAGCGGCAGTAGCCTCGCCGTTAACCTGACCTGCAATTCCTGCTGAGTCAACGGCTCCTGTTGCTTGTTGTACCATCTGCTGCAAGGCTCCGGCCTGAGCAAAAGTAATTTGACTAACTTGACCAAAGTTGAAAGGTTGAAGTACTTCACGAGGATCTCCGTTAGTAAGGATCATTTTACCGGGACGTACTTCAGGTTTTGCACCTCGTGGAAGTCTAGTTGCATCAATAGCCATCATCGGGTGGATAGTTAGGCTGAGTGCGTCAATACGTGCGCGTAGCTCTGTGTCAAGTGCCTTTTGGCTGTTGTAACCTTTTTCACATACACCACGACCCCAGAAGCGTCCGGGTACTACGTCCCAAGGAAAAGCAACAACAGGACGGTCTTGCATCATGTAGGGGTTTTCTTCGGCTTTAAGAAGTATACCACCGTTAGCAATCACTACAACGGCCTCTACGTAACGTGAACCAGAGTCGTCCTTACCTACTGTTTCTTCGTCATCGTCGCTTGTAGCGGCTTCTAGAAGCTCTCGTGGCACTAAACCGTAGTACTTAGTCAGTCGTACTTTGTCGTCGTTGTAAATGGTTAAGTCTTGATCAGGTTCCAAGTCAGTATCGGGAGCAGCAGGACCAACATATACGTCACGGTATACTCCTTGTTCTTGTAGTTGTTCTACTTGATGGCTGCTTACAAATTCATCAATAGCAACACCCATAGCATCTTCAACAGATGTAGCTACAGGGTCAATAAGAAAGTTTTGAGGAAGAATTGGTTTTAGTTTTACAACTACACGGTCAGTAATGTTTACTCCTACTGCTTGTAAATCTCCACCCATAATAGGCTGAGTAGCAGGAGCCATTTCTTTCATTTCTTCAATTACAATTTCACCAATGCCTGTACCAAACACGGCTGAGTTAATAAGACATTCAGCTACTGCTTTACGTACCATGCAGTTTTCAAAGTCTTCTGTTAGTTTGTTTCTTAAAAATTGTACATCTTGTTTGTTAGTGTCACCCATGTTGTCACTAACGTCAAACCACTTACCACGTCCAAAGGTAGCTTCTTCTAGTTCTGCTACATTGGACTCAACTGCTTGCTGAAGTGCAGGAGAAATAATACGGGAACGCTCAGACTGACGCTCACTGTCAGCAGGATCCCACTGGCCACGCCAGAGTCTATAATATTCTTCAAATCTGTTTTCATAATTACTTTCGTAAAAGTCCCTCCAGTCTTCACATTTGTTTATAACCCAATCTTCTAGAGATTCTTGGATCATCAATGGATCTTGTTCGTACAGTTCAGTCATATCAGTATCCTGCTACAATATCTAAAATTTCAGGTTCTTCGAACTCTAGTTCTGCTATTCCGTAAGGTACGTTAGCTAACTGGTCTATGTACGCTAAAGCATCTACTAAGTCGTCGTGTGTTAGTGGATCAGGGAATTGGAATAGCTGGTCTAAGAAACGACTGTTCCACTCACCCTTGTTAAGTTCTATGTAACCGTTTTCAAATCGTCCTTGTAATGCCCACATAACACGGTCTGTTTTCTTTTTGTTACCATGAGTCAGTTCTTCTACTCTAAAGAACATGCCGTACCGCTTTTGCATGTCCATCAAAGGAGACATTACAGCTTGTTTAGCAATACCTCTTTCGATTCCAACCGACACGGGACGATAATCTCTAACGGCCTGAAATATCTTAGCTGCTGTTTCGTCAAGTGTCCATCGACCGTATATGATATTGTCAACATACCAACCATGCTCGCTGACCTTAACCACGGCAATCGCTGTTTCGTCAAGCTTGGAACTTTTAGTCTTCTTTTTGTTGACTTCTTCAAATCCTGCCAAGTCAACTGCAATGTAGTAATCTCCTACTTCAGGTTCTTCGTCGCTAAAAGATACCCAGTCCTCTTTAAACATTTCTGAACCACGCGCTTCAAACGACGCCATAAACTCTTGACGAAATGCATAAGAAGACATAGACCTTTTAGCAATGTCGATTTCACTGGGGTCCAATAAGGGATTATCGTAGCTTGTAAAATGCCAAGCTTTGTACGTAGGGTCGTCATCCAGTTCCGCATATTTATACAACTCATAAAAATGATTCCTTCCCATTGGTGTCCCAATAAACATGGCACATCCCTTTTGATCCGCCAGTGCAGGTCTCAAGATCTGCTCAAACACCTCTGGCTTCATGTCAGCGTATTCGTCCATAACTAAGAACTTAAGGCTAACACCTCGCATTGTCTCTGGTCTGTCAGCACCTTTTAGGCTAATGGTAGCACCGTTGACAAGCTTAATTTGCAGATTATTAATATGACTACCGCTGATAACAGGATGCCCCAGTTCAAGCAAGGTTTGCCACATGATGTCTCTGGCTTGTCCCTGAGTAGGTGCGACGTAAAATACATGTCCTCTGTCCGCCTGTAGTGCGTTTACAATTAACATCCATGCTGCTAACCTAGACTTACCTGTACGTCGCCCAGCAGCTACTATTTTAAATCTAGTGTCGTCTGCCCAGACATCTTGTTGCCATGGCAGTAGTTCTATATTAAGATCAGTCAAAGTTGTTAAACCCTGAGTCTCTTGGTTCTAAGTCTAAAGTCACT